TCAAGGCAACAGATTGCTGAACGATTAATGTTACTTGGGTGGAAACCTAAGAAGAAAACAGATAAGGGTCATGTGATTGTTGATGAGAAAGTATTATCTCAAATACATAATATACCTGAAGCTAAATTAATAAATAGATTCTTAATGCTACAGAAAAGAATTGCTCAAGTTAATTCTTGGATTGAAGGCATTAAGGAAGATGGTAGAGTACATGGCAAAGTTATTACCAATGGTACAATAACTGGAAGAATGAGCCATCAGTCGCCCAACATGGCTCAAATTCCTGCTGTGTACTCTCCTTATGGTAAAGAATGTAGGGCATTATGGACAGTAAACAAAGGTTATAAACTCGTAGGTGTTGATGCTTCTGGACTTGAGTTAAGAATGTTAGCACACTATATGAATGATGAAAGGTACACACATGAAGTCGTTAATGGAGATATACACACAGCAAATCAAACTGCTGCTGGTCTGGAATCAAGAGATAAGGCGAAGACTTTTATCTACGCATTTATCTATGGAGCAGGTTCAAAAAAAATCGGAAGTATCATTGGAGGTTCGGAAAGAGATGGCGAAAGAGCTAAAGAAAAATTTCTTAGAGCAACACCAAGTCTTAGAAGCTTACGAGAAAAAGTGGAACGAGTGGCTCAACGAAGATGGGTCAGAGGACTTGACCAAAGAAAAATAATAATAAGATATCCTCATGCAGCATTGAATACTTTATTACAAGGAGCAGGTGCTATTGTTATGAAGTATGCGTTGACATTGCTAGAAGAATATGTTATAAGAAAACAAATCAAAGCATTTCCAGTTGTAAATGTACATGATGAATTCCAATACGAGGTTGAAGAAAGTAGAGCCGAAGAGTTTGGAAGGTTAGCAGTACAATCAATTATAGATGCAGGTAAACAATTAAATGTAAGGTGTCCACTAAATGGTGAATATAAAATCGGAAACAACTGGTCAGAAACACATTAGTACTATAGCAACAGACATCAAGCAATTGATTTCTGATATATCTACTGGTAAACCTGCCAACATGACAGAGGAAAACTTAAATGTTTTTCTTAATAATATTAAAGAAGCTATTCTATCTTGGAATACTTCTCAAGTAAAAGCAGAAAAGTCTGAAGGTAAACTTAGAATGTCTTCTATTGGTAAACCTGCAAGACAACTATGGTATGATAAACATAGTCCTAAAGATAGGAAAGATGAAGATACAGGATTAAATTTAAAATTTTTATATGGTCATATCATTGAACATTTAGTTTTATATTTAGCAGAGTTAGCAGGACATACAATCAAAGACCAACAAAGAAAAGTTGAAGTGTCAGGAGTATCAGGACACATAGATAGTATCATTGATGGAGAAGTATGTGATGTTAAGTCAGCATCACCTTTTAGTTTTAAAAAGTTTCAGTCAGGTGAGATAGTAGGTGATGACCCATTTGGTTATCATGCACAATTAGCAGGATATGAAGAAGGATGCGATACAAAAGAAGGTGGTTTTCTTGTTGTTGATAAATCAAGTGGTGATATTTGTTTTTACAAACCAGATGATATGGCTAAACCTAATGTTAAATCTTTAATTAAAAATTTAAATACTGCTTTAAAACAAAATACTCCTCCAGAAAAATGTTATGAGTTTAAGACTGAGAAGAATGGTAATAAAACTTTAGCTACTGGTTGTATGTTTTGTCCTCACAAATGGGAATGTCATTCTGATGCTAATAGTGGTAAAGGTTTAAGAGTATTTAAATATTCTAATAAGAATGTTATGTTAGCTGAAGTTGTTAAGCAACCTAATGTAGATGAAATTACAAATCAATACAAGGAACAATTAAAAAACTATGGAAAAAGAACTAGTACACAAACATCTGTTAATTAAAGCAGAGGTACAAAATCCTCCAACAGATGAAGAACAAACAATTAATTGGATGAAAAAATTAATTGATAAAATAAATATGAATATACTTGCAGGTCCTTATTCATCTAAGGTTTCTAAAAAAGGAAACAAAGGATTAAGTGGTGTTGCTATTATAGATACTTCTCATATTAGTATTCATACATGGGATGAAAAACAACCTGCATTAATTCAGTTAGATGTTTACTCATGTAAAGAATTTAAAAAATCAGATGTCATAGATTGCTTAGATGATTTTAATCCTGTAACTGTTGAGTATAAATACTTTGATAGAGAAACAAATTTTATAGAAGTTAAATAATGAAATGTTTTATTTGCAATGGTGATGTACTTTGGGGTAATGACTTTGATGCTGAAGATGTGTATGATACTGATGACTATTTATTTGTAAGTAATTATAGTTGTAGAGATTGTAATGCTTCATATGAAGTATGTCATGGAAAGAAAGAAAATGAATAGTAAAAAAATGAAACCAATAAGAAGAAAAGCAAAGCATATACTTGTTGAATGGCTACAATCTTTGTTGTCTAAACAAGAAGCGAGTAAGATTAATTATAAAAATGTATTTGATTTTATTCCTAATCAAACTCACTACTATGATAGACAAGAACAATTTAGACTACAACCTTGGTCTTATAAATGGATAGTAAAAAAATTAAAACGAAATCCAGAGTTGACAATAGACGATTTAAATGCTATGTTACAACCAACTGAAAAACAATTAAGAAGAATGGATAATATATTATAATGCCAAGTAAAGAAATGTTTAAAGGTGTTGCTTACGATAGCTTAGATAAGCAAGTAGATGGAACACATTACAAAGGTATGAAGATACAACCTGCTCATTTTATAAATGAGAATCAATTACTTTTTGCAGAGGGTAATGCTATTAAATACATTTGTAGGCATAAGCTAAAAGGAAAACAAAAAGATATAGAAAAAGCTATTCACTATTTAGAAATGATATTGGAGAGAGACTATGACTAATGAATCACAAATAACACAATTAGAAAAAAGAGCAAGAGGTTTTAGAAGAATTATCTCAGCATTAAATGATTTACCTATGTATGGTATTAATCCACACTTAGATAAAATACTTCATGTTAAGATTGATGCATTGAAAGACCATCTTAAATTAAAGATAACACGAAACAATAATAAGTTAAATGAAATGTATACTGAAAGTATAGATAGTTTAGCTGATGATGATGGACAACAAGGAGAAGTTGCACCTGTTGTTATAGAAGAGATACATAATAAAAGTATTCCATCGCCTGATGATAGAATGAATTTTCCGAAAGATTAAAATGATATTAACTAAAGAAAATAAAGAGAAGTGGGATAAAGCTAAAGAATTACATAATGAAAAAATGGAACAGAGTACTGATATGTCTTATGAAAATGAATCTGAAGCACCTAGTCCTATGGTTAATATATCATTAAGAGAATATGATAAATTAAAAGAACATCAAAAATTTATAACTGATAAAGATTTAATTAATTGTATTGATAAGATTGAAGAACTTGTTCGTGCTTTAAGAAAACATATAATAAGGACAGATGTATGACAAATATTGTAGGATTAAATGGTAAGAATATTAAACCACCTGAAGAGAAACCAGTTTATAATTTAAGAATTTGTTTAATTGGGTCGGATGATTTAGATATTAAAAGAGTAGAAACATTTGGTGTTGCTGAAGATGGTTTCTTTATGGTTAAATCTTTAGACAATCCTAAGTTTCCTATCTTTATGACTAGCCCTGTTAGGATTAAAACCATTGAAACATATAAAGAAGGTGATACTCCTATGACTAAACTTAGAAGCGAGAAGACCGATGATGACTTTCTTGTTGACTTATTGAAAGAGAAACATGAAAACCAATCGAAAACTTAAACAAAAGAAAAGAACAAAAAGAAAAGAAGCACATCTAATGGGCTTCAAATTAATCATAAATAATCAAGGACAATTTATTACTGAGTTATCTAAATATCCTTTAGATAAAATACATCTTCATTTTAAAAAAGAAAATGCTGGTGTAATAAAAGCTTTGTTAAGAGAGTGTGATGCTAAGTTTGGTATGTTGTCTGAAGACTTAGAAAAAATTGCTTCAGATGTTTTTCATTCTTAAATTATTTGTTCTGGAGTACACATATACTTAGTTGCTAACTGAGCAGCATTAACATCTTCAATTGTTTGCGTATTTAAAAGTTGTTCAGATATTTTTAAAGCTGCTATAGTACAATCTTTCCATGAATTATACTCAGTTTT